GAAGCACCACTGAACTGATTATGGTTCCAAGATATCTGTGCAGATATGCTGCCAGTTCTGAAAAATAGAATGTGTCACCAAAATTCCATTTGTCAATGCTAAAGTACTCATTCATTGCAGCCAACACAGAACTTTGTATTTCACTGGTGCTGGCTGTGGAATTCTGAGCACGGATAACTTTGATTGTGGCCTGCAATGTCTTGGCTGCTTTTGGACCAAACAAAGGTTTGAACACTACAGAATTCAAAATAATGTTGTCACTCAGCATCTTGTATTCGTTTAGTCCTTGATACTCAGTGCCAAGTTCATCAATTGTGGGCATGTTGGGTTCTGTCACTGTCCCAGTGGTATCTGTGATCCAATTTTGATAGGCAGTGTAGTATGCTTGTGTGACTACATACAAGTCAATGATGTTAGTGGTGCCTGGGTCAATTCTATTGGTCAGTGGCGAGTTATGACGGTACTGGAAGTACAAGGCCTGGCGTCCTGTTCTGGCAATCCAATCACCTTCAGCAGCTTGAGTTATTACTCTAACTCCAGCGGTATTAACTGTTAATGTAAAAAATAATTCATCGCTATAGGCGTAGAAAACTTGCCCTGGAGAATACTGAAATTTTACCAATTCAATATTATCGTAGGTAGGATAGTCTGAATTTACCACTCCTGGTTCAGCTAACAAATATCTTTGCAAATTATCAAAGTCCACAGTTCGTTGCAAGAACACCAATTTGAGATTAGGGTTAACATTAGGTGCAACAATCTCATTGAAGAAGTCTGGATTGTCTGGCACCCCGTCTGAGTCTGAATCTCTGTAGCTGATTAACACCTGGAAGTCATCAACATAGCCGTCAGACTCCACAGGTTGGCCAATGATAGTAGTGAAAATATCTCCAGGCAGTGGTGACGAGCTGTCTGGTTTGGTGTTTACTGCCAACACATTAATAAAGTCTCTAATGGTGGTGCCTGTGCGGCTGTCATAGATTTTTTGGTTACCGTAAAAGAAAAATCTTGTTTGAAGCACCGAGCCAAAGTAATATGCAAGCCCACGGAATGTGATTGTGTATTTGTTGTCTACTGCTACAAACTGAATTATCCATGAAGCATCTAAATTTTGCCCCGATGTGTTGCCCGCATACGTTTGACTCCATGTTGCGTCGGCGTTCAAATTGGTGCTGGTAATAACATACCAAGTTCCTGGTGTGCCTGTAATAGTGCCATCATTGTCATAGCCAAGACCAAAATTTCTATACAACAAAATTTGTTGTGTTATTTGTTCTCTTATAGCGGGAGTCAAGTCTGTGAGAAATACAGGAATAATAGTATCTACAACAGCACCAGTAGGCACAAAATTGTTGAGTGCTACAGGACCTTGACCATTGGTTAAATTACCAATGCCATCATTGCTGCCATCTCCTACTATTGCAAGCGGACTAGCCCAAATTTCCAAATGGTCTTCTGGTCTTGTTGGCAGTCCAGGTTTCAATCTATTGTTAGCGTCAAAATAATATGGTTGTCCATCGATAACTGGAGGAACAAACTTGATCAAACTTTTTTGTGCAACATATTTGAATGCAGTGCTGCTTGAAGTTCCAACCATGACTGGTGTACCCACTGCGTTTTGAAAATAGCCTGTGGTTTCATTAGCCAATGTTGTGCTTTGGTGCCAAGTGCTTAGAGCGGTGACACCAGTGTTTACAGTTATCCTTGGAAAGTTTGCATAATAAAATTGTATAAATGTAGCTTCAATGATAGTTGGTTGTATTGTGTTGGTAATGAGGTCAGCAATTTCATTGCGATTGGTCCATGCAAACAATGTGGTAGGAAGAATATTATTTTCCCAGATGCCGCCGTCGCTAGAAAATGTATTGGTTGATGAATACTTGCCTGTGTTGTCCACAAGATCAAGATAGCGACTGGTACCAATTGAAGCACGGTTCACTGCTTTTGATTTGATAATAGAATTGTAAAGAGTAAACGGAAACAGATTATAGTCTTCACCGTTGACCATGCGATTCTGTGTGTAGTATCTTGCTGGAGCACGTTGTTTGATCGCATCAATGCTTTCACGACTTTGAGCATTGCTTACAGGTTGTGTGATACCACAAGTAAAAGTAATTGTTTGCAGATTACCATTCCGGTCAATGTAACTGATTGGCAGCACCACATTCTGCATTTCAGCAGGATTAATAATGTATTGCAAGCCGTTTGACGCACGAACATACGCACGGAAGATACCCACTGGAATCTCAGAGAATACACCATCACCAAACACCATAGTAATCTGGTCATTGGTTCTGCTGGTCACAGAAAAAATAGGTCTTAGTGTTGCAGTTTGTTCTGCGGCCGATGAATAAATGTTTTCAGTGTATGTCCACTCTCGGCTGACACTGCCTACATTGTCTAGTTGAAATAACCAACGGTCTTCGTTATTAACACCATCAATGTTGATATTCACCGTACGATTGGCAATGCGTTCAGCCAAGTTAAAGTCTTGATTCTGCAATGTGCCTTGCTTGAAGAAAAAGAAGAATCCGTTGTTGGCACTTTGATACCCCAATTGATCATTGCGATACAACACATTAAATGTGGTGTTAGGCTTTGGACTGGGTTCATAGATGTAATCTCGGCCGGCTGTGCTTGAAGTTGTAGCTTCAAACGGCATGTTTACGCCGTCCACAGTAGCAGTATAAGGAATAACTGGCAGGAAGCCTGGCACTAGATTTATACCGTATTCACTGGTATCTACACCCAAGATAGTTTGACGGCTGGACGGACGACCAATCTTTTGACTGCTGACCAAGGACGAATTCACAATAGCATTCCACTGTTCCAACCAGTCAAAGTTTGTGGGATCTGCCCAGTTCACTGTGACGTTGGCCAGATTAACTCCGTTGTAATCCACAACATTTTCTGTTGTGGTCACTGAAAATGCTTTGAGCAAGCCCTGTGCGGCTGTGTTACGTTTGGCAGTATAGCTAACCAAGTTAGCCAGTCTGGTCACAGAATCTCTGCGTTCTGCTGTGTCTAAATAATTTTCTCTTGTGTTGAGATCTGTACGGAAAGCCAGGGCTTGGCCCATAAACGCAATAACATCTAATAGTGCAATGTATTCTGATGATTCAATGTAGTCATTGAACGTCTCTGGATAGTACAAACGCAGGTAATCAGTAAAACTCTTGCGTAGAGTTTCAAAGTCATAGCTTTGGAAGTCTGCTTCGCGATAGGTTTGATAGATCTGTTTCCAGTCTTCTACACCAAATATCGCTGTTTGTCTAGTGGTTTTTGCCATTGCGTCTGGGCCTTGTGTTCTTTATCTGTTATTTATGTAGATAAAAAACGGCGTAGTTATACGTAGCTGGCTGAACGGCTGACTTGATTGAAGAACACATTTAATATTTCGGCATCTACGCCGCCTACTGTTTGTAGTTCTAATTCGATTAGCATGCCATTCTCTTGAGGATACACATTGATGTTACTGATGAATATTCTAGGATCACCGCCAGCAACTCTTTGAACTTCGTTAATAATGCCTTGCTGAACAGCATCAACTTGATTTTCAAATAGATAATTCCATAGCACTGTGCCATATCCTGGACGGCCGGGCAGTTGTCCTTGGCGAATGTTAAATGCATTCAGCAGATCTCGCTTGATCAATTCAAAGTCCACTAGTGTGAATTTTTTGTATTGATTTTGAGTGTTGAAGCCAACAAAAGTAGTCATAACAATATTTATGCGGTAGTTTCGGGCCTTGGAAACCCTATTGCAGTCAAACTTGGCAGTCCCCGACGCAGTCTTTCAGCATTGACTCGATCCCACACTATCTCGTCATTTCCAGTGTAAATTAAATCCTCATCTTTGGTATTGGAATAAGCACTAGATTCTATGGCTACTGGCAAAATACTAGGCACTTTGGCATTACCCACAATGCGTTTAGCGGCTGCTTCAAGTGTGTCTGTATTTACAGTATCAATAGCAGCTATAGGTGTATACTCCTGAAGCATGGACGGGTCTATTTTAGTTTGCGCCAAATTTACAGCAAACGCACCATTAACTGCGGCAGCATCAAATTTGGATTTGATGTCAGCCGGTAACCCAGGAGTATTTTTGGCCCAATTTAGTGTGTCAGGCACACTCTTTGCAGCATTGGTGGCCAGACCGCTAAGTGCTTGTGGTGTTAATTTGTCTGTGGGAATTCCCAGTGATTTTAAGTCAGCCACACCCGAAGTCATCAATCCTTGCTGAATTTTGTTTTGAAGCCCTTCATTGCCCAGCAACCCATCAAGACTTTTCACACCATCTCTGCCAGTCCACACTGTGGGACTTTTTAACACACTAGTAAGATCATTGCCACCTTGTGCTAAAAATGTAGCAGCAGTTCCTGGTTTAACAAGACCCCACCGTTCAAGTTGACTGGCATCAAGTCCAAACTTTCCTGCACCCGCTGTGTTGCTAATAGTGTCTGCATTTTGCCCCACCAACTTTGAAGCTTGGGCCAATGTGCTTGTTACATCAGGCAAGCTCATGCTGCCAAGTCCGGCCAGTGCTGGTCCTTGTTTGGCAAAGTCTGATGCATTAATTCCTTCAGTTGGTGTTGATTTAACCAGTCCAGATAATGTATTAACTGCCGTGCTGGCCAAACTGCCTGCTCGAGCTGCGGCGCCAGTTAACGCACCGGTAATAGCCGGTGCTGACGGAAAAGAAAATCCAGTGCCAGCTCCTGACAATGCTGAACTGATAGCAGCGGTGCCGCCACCTGCTCCAGTAGTCAATGAATTGAATGCAGCCGCGCCGCCTTGTAGTGCGCTGGCCACTTGTGTACCAGCACCTTGGCCAAGTGTTCCTATGCTGGCTGTGAGACTGTTTAGATTTGTGCCAGCAGGCAATCGGCTGGTTAACGATGCTAGACCTTGTGTGAGTTGGCTTTGTGCGGCTGCTAGGCCACCGGCTGCTTGCGTGGCAGGACTTAATACATCACCAACTCTGAATCCTGTAAGGCCACCACTGGCTGTTTGTTGATCAAACACTGCCTTGGCCTGTTCGAAAGTAGCACCAGTAGGCGCCTTGACTTCAAACTTTTGACCATTGAATTCAAAATTAAATATGCTCATGCTTTTCTTGCCAATTCAAATCCAGCTGGCACAGGTACAGCACCTGGGTTAGGTGGCGGTTGCCCTGCTTCTAACGGAATTTCAATGTCCACACCCTTGTTGTGGTAAGGATATGGCTCGTGTGTGGGTGCTCGAGTTACAATACTTTCTAATCCGCCTGTTTCAACATTCCACCCAGTGGCACTACTAAACGTAGTGTCGTCCAATTTGGTCACAGTTAAGTTATTAGGAGCAGATACTGTGCTGGCAGCAGGTCCGTTGAGATCAATGCCGCCGGCTTCAAATATCAATGCGCTGCCGCCTGCCCAACTGCCGTTGGCACTTTGTAACGCCAAACTGCCATCAGCTTTTACGCCAATGTAATTTTTGCTGTACAGTTTTAAATTTTGTTGTGCAATAGCTGTAAGGTCTGCATCAGCTTGCAATGTAATATTTTCCACAGCTTTGGCTTTTATGCTACCGCCTGCATACATGTTAATATCTCTATCAGCATGCAAATTAATATCTCCACGTGTGCGTAAGTTTATGCTGTTTGTGGCATACACATCTAGTGTGCCTTGAGCACCAAGTTCAAACCAAGCCAGACCATTAGCATGTGTAATGTAGAAAAAATCTCCACTGTCACTCATTGTGATTTGATGTCCAGCTGTGGTTCTAAATCTTATCAGTCTAGTATTGCCATCAGTGTCGCCATCGTCCATCACAATGCTGTGACCACCCACACGCCCAATAACATTAAGGTCTTGAGGTTTTAATTGTCCGGCTGCAACTTTTCGTTGTATCTCACCCAGTTTCATGCCACCTTTGTAAACCGCTGGTCCAGGTGTGCTAACACCAAACACAGCACTGGGACTTTCTCTCTGGCTTGAACTTGATATAGGACCACGTTGTGGATCTTTAATCAAGCCTTGCCGGAACATGGTTTCTGCCACTATACTTTGAATGGGCTTTGGAGCATCAAAAAATCTTGCGTTTTCTTCAAACGCAAGATTATTGGTATTGATTTCGACCACTGGTAATTGTTCTGCTCCTTTAAAATACGCTGCTTGATTTTCATTTTCTGCAATTACCTGAGTTCTAACTGGGGCAGATCCAACAGCAGGAACCATGTGGCCAATGCTTTGATCTGGTGCAGTGCCAATATAATAGCCTTGACTGCGGTCACCATTTACAAAAACACAAAGCACTGTGATACCCACATCTGGGGGAGTAAACCACATGCCGTAACTGTTGGAATTACCGTCAATGTATTTTCCTACACCCGTTGCCGCAGGGTTATAAGGGGTCGATCCAAAGAATTGTGGCATGTAACTCACTGTGATCCATTTTGAAGGTTCGTTCTCGCCGCCATTGGAAAATGCTTCAATGTAAACTTGTATGCGTCCAGATCTTATTGAATCTGTGGTGTTTTTCACTATGCCATAGAATGGACCAAACTCCGCAGGTACACCTCCACGATCAAACTTGTAGTTTGTAGGGCGCCCTCTACTGCGTTGTACTTCTGTTGCCATTACAATTT